TCGCCAGGAATCGCATGAGCAGCAACACCTTCACTGGTTGCAGCACCAACTCTAAACTGAAGTAATCCAGCCTCTGTATAAGATGCAGGGAAAATTGTTCCAGCAGCAGAAACTCGGTTTGCAACTTTAACATCAATCGTGCTTGCACCAACACCAGTTACGATACCCTGTAGATATCCATCAACTGTAGATGTTGTGCCAGGCCCAACGAGTGTTCCACTAATTGCTTGAGTTACCGCAGCACCAACTGTGATGTTTGCAGCAGCGTGTGGTGACACATTAATAATTTGATCTGCAGCGCCATCAATATATGCAACTTTTAATCCATTTGCATAACTTCCTGGCTGTCTTGCAGCTAATCTGTATGTAACAGCATCTTCAAAATTATTTTGATAATCGTCAAAGTTTTTAATCTTAAGACTTGAAGTTGATCCAATACCTGTTGGATGTGTTGAAGGCATACCTCCAACGTTTGCGTTATTTAAATTAGCACCATCTGCTCTAACGACTCTTAATATACCACCATACTGTAGATAGTTTGATGCAGTATACCAATATTCATATTGTCTGTCGTTATCAAATGGTTTTCCAAATAAGTCAATCAGATCTTGCTCATTCTCAATAAGGAGAGGTTCCAAGACTGGCCCTCTCTCAAAAGGCCCTACAATAGCACCTGTCTGATCACTTATGGAGTCAATTCTTCCAACCGTAAGGTCAACTTCCCTAACCTTAACGCCTGGAGATACTAAACCGATACCAGCCATGTTTTTCTCCGAAAGTTTATCATGTTTTACTAAATTTATTTATGATTTGCTACCCCTCTAAATGGGGAAACATGACGCGAACACTACCAATCAGGATAAATATCAGGTTTTATTTTTTTCTTTCTTGTTTTCTGAATTCTTTTGATCGTGCATTTTTTACAATCATATGCATACGCAGAAGGTACATTTCCACGATCTTTTCTTGTTTTATAAAACTCTGTTAATAACTCTTTTGTCTCACCACAAACTTTACATTTTCTTTGTTGAAAAAGTAAATGTTCTAATTCAAACTGATCGTCTAGATTAATCGTATTTTGGTTTTCCAAAAGTTTTATATTCTAATTGTTGTTGTAAAAACTTGACTTGTGCTTTTAAATTTTCATTTTCTGTAATAAGAGCATTTCTTTCTGAATATGCTAATGCAATTCCTTTGTGTTTTAAAAGAATTTTTTTTGATTCTGTCATTTGTCTAGTATAAAAAACAATAGATTGGTCATCTAATCCAATGTCACCACTCATAAACTCTCCTTTGCAAATTACCGATAATTCCACATATAATCCATGTCTACTCCACCACCTTTATCACCATATTCATCAGTATACCAACGATCTCCCTCAGTGTCAACAAAAGATTCTTCACCTAAACCATCATCAATAAAACCAAAAGGAGACATGTCTTGTTCTATTTGATCTCTTTGATCCTCATATATTCTCTTTCTTACATCCTGATCAGTCATCTCCTTAAAATAATCTTGTGCGACTAACCACGCATAAATGACTAGACACATTGCAAGATCATCATTACAACCTTCTTCTGCTTCAAAAGAATTACTTTTATGAATAAAGGTTGTTAATTCTGAGATGATATCATAATCATTAAATATTAATTTCTCATCTTCCACCAGAGTTTTTAAATTAGAACACCCAATCTTCTTGACTGTCTTTGACATTTTGACACCAAGTTGAGTTTTCTTTCCAGAAAAACCCTGTCCAACTATTTGACCAGCACGACCTCTCATTGAACACATGAGAAGATTATCATACTCTAAATCAAAATGAATGATACTTGCAACTTGATCGCCTATATCATTAACTTCACATAATATAAAACCATTGTTGTATGCTTTTGCAATATCAACAATGATACTCGGAAACAACATCGGTTTAATCTCGTTGTTTCTATATTTTCCTATTACCCTATGTGGGAAACTGGTTACATCAACGATAGTAAACGCAGAGTAATCAAAGCCCACACCACGAGC